TAGTACATACATTACACCAAAAGCTTACTACCCAGGAACATAATGGCAAAATACGCAACAGGTAAATACGCAAAAGCAATTTCTGATAGATCAGGTATGGAGTTTCCATATAAAGAAATGGTTAGAGAGTGGAACGGATCTTTTGTGCATGTATCAGAGTTTGAACCAAAACAACCACAATTGGAACCAAAACCAATGAACGGTGATTCTATATCTTTGCGTAATGTTAGACCTGATAGAACAGAAACAGCTGTTCCTAATATTTTACCTTTAAACGCATTTACAACAACATCTGGATCAACTACAATATCTGTTAATGAACCAGATCATGGTAGATCAACATCAGATACAGTTAGATTTAGAGACGTATTAAATGTTGGTGGAGTCGCAGCAACAACTATAAATAATTCAAGTGGATACACAATTACTAAAGTAGATGACAATAATTATACCTTTGCAACAGCTACAACATCTAGTATAAGTGAGTTAGGAGGAGGCGGAGCTGCATCAGCAGGCCCTGTAACGGTAAGCGCATGATAAGTAAAATTTGGAATTGGATAAAAAATAAATTTAAACCTGAAAAACAAGAACCTCATATAATGTTATATGATCCACAGCCTTGTAAAGGTCATAGAAGGTTTAGAAATAATTGTGAAGATTGTAGAAAGGTTTCGGCATAATGGCTGGATTAAGTGCATCAGGATTAAAAACTCAAATAAGAAGTTATACTGAAACAGACTCTAATGTATTAACAGATGCTGTTTTAGAAAATATAATTTTAAATGCACAGTATAGAATATTTAGAGATGTGCCTATAGATGCAGATAGAAAACAACAGTTAGGTAATTTTGTTGCTGGACAAGAGTCTATAAATGCTCCGGCAGGATGTTTATTTATTAGAGCTATACAAGTTTACGATACAAATGGATCAGCTATTACAGGAGCTAATAGATTTTTAGAAAAAAAAGATATGTCTTATCTGCAGGAATATCAAGATGTAACAGGCACGTCAGCTGCACAAGGTCAACCTAAATATTACGCTATGTTCGGTGGTGCTACAGGAGAATCTGATACTACATCAGGTAGAATATTTTTAGCTCCAACTCCAAATACCACATATAGATTTAGAGTTCATTTTAATAAAATGCCTGATCTTTTAGAAAACAATGATACCAATTATATTAGTCTTAATTTTCCAAATGGTCTATTATATTGCTGTTTATCAGAAGCATATGGGTTTTTAAAAGGTCCAATAGATATGTTGACACTTTACGAAAATAAATATAAACAAGAAGTACAGAAGTTTGCTAATGAACAAGTTGGCAGAAGACGAAGAGATGACTACACAGATGGTGCTGTTCGTATTCCAGTAAACTCAGCAAACCCGTAGGAGATAAATTATGGCAATAACATCAGCAATATGTTCAAGTTTTAAACAAGAACTTTTACAAGGTAAACACAGTTTTGAATCTTCAGGTGGACACACTTTTAAAATTGCATTATTTGATAGTAGTGCAACGTTAAATGCTACAACTACAGATTATTCTACATCAGAAGAAATTACAAATACATCCGGAACTGCATATACTGCAGGAGGTGCAACATTAACTAATAGTGGAGTTGGATTAACTAGTACAACTGCATTCACAGATTTTGGTGACATAACTTATAACTCAGCTTCTTTCACTGCAAACGGTGCATTAATATATAATACAACAACAAATGGTGGTTCGTCTACTACTGATGCTGTTTGTGCAATCGCTTTTGGTGGAGACAAAACAGCAAGTAATGGAACTTTTAAAATTGAGTTTCCTGCAAACGACGCTACAGCCGCAATAATCAGATTAGCATAGGAGGTCGACCATGTCGACGACTTCAGGATGGGGCAGGTTTACCTGGGGCCAAGCTAATTGGAATGAAGACACAACTTTAAAAACAGGTTGGGGTGCACAAGCCTGGAGTGGTTCAGGTGGATGGGGAGATCTTTCTGATCAAACTGTTTCTATTTCTTTAACAGGCATACAAATTACATCTAGCATTGGTTCAGTTGATGTACCAGATCAAGTAATAACACCTACAAGTTTTGAAATAACATCTTCACAAGGTGAAGCTTTTGTACCTGTAAATATAGACACTTCTTTATCCGCAACATTTTCAGTTGGTTCGTTAACAGTAAATGATGTAACTTTTGGTTTACCTAGTTTCTCTTTAACAGCATCTTTAGGTGCTCCTGTAGTTGCTGACATGACTATCGGTTTAACTGGTTTAGATTTAACATTATCTCAAGGAACTGCATTTGCACCAAATGAAACAGCTATTCTTTCTGGTCAAGAAATTACATTATCTCAAGGAACTGCAATAGGTTCGTCTTCTCAAGAAGCAAGTTTAACAGGTTTATCACTTACATCTAGTTTAGGAACAGTAACTATACCAAATGATACTGCAATCTTAACAGGTGTTTCTTCAGAGTTTACATTAGGATCTATAGTTGGATTAGGTGGAGCAGTAGCTAATCCAACAGGTATTCAATCAACATTAAGTGTAGGGTCAATAGATCCTAATGATATGTCATTAGGCTTAACTGGAGTATCAGCTTCGTTTAATATTGGTTCAATAACTATACCTCAAATTACAGTAGGATTGACTGGAGTAACAGCTTCGTTTAATGTCGGAGCTGTAGATATTTTTGCTTATGGTGATGTTGACCCAGGTTCAAATATATCATATAACAATGTTTCAACAGGTTCGAATGATACTTATTCAGATGTTGCAACTGGATCAAATACAAGTTATAGTGACGCTGCATAATAGGAGATAATTTATGGCATCAACATACACCCCATTGGGTATAGAAAAACAAGCAACCGGTGAAAACGCTGGAACTTGGGGAACAAAAACAAATACTAATTTAGAAATCGTAGAACAAATATCTGGCGGTTATACAACTCAAGCAGTAACTGATGGCGCAGATACAACTCTTTCAGCAACTGATGGTGGAACTGGTGCAACTCTTGCACACAGAGTCATAGAATTTACAGGGGCTCTTACAGCTTCAAGAAATGTTACAATACCTTTAGACGTACAAAACTTTTATTTTTTAAAAAATGCAACTTCTGGATCACAAAACGTCGTATTTAAATATGCTAGTGGTACAGGAACTTCAGCTACAGTTGCAAATGGTAAAACTGTAATTGCATATGCAAAAGGAGACGATGGGACTAATCCAAATATTTCTACAATATCATTAGCTGCAGATGTAGTTGATGATACTTCACCACAATTAGGTGGTAATTTAGATACTAACTCTTTCATGATAGACTTCGATGATGCTCACGGTATCAGAGATGAAAATGCAAATGAACAATTAATTTTTGAAACAACTGGATCAGCAGTAAACTTTGTTGATATAACTAATGCTGCAACAGGTGCAGGACCACAAATTGGTGCAAATGGAAGTGATTCAAATGTTAATTTAAAATTAAGAACAAAAGGAACTGGTCTTCTTGAAGTTATGGGTGCAACAAATCCAGGCTCAATTCAGCTCAATTGTGAAAATAATTCGCATGGGATTAAGCTAACCAGTCCTGCACACAGTTCAGGGCAGAGCTATGAACTTAAATTTCCCACTGGAAATGTTACAGCAGATAGATTTTTAAAAGTTGCATCAGTAACAGGATCTGGAGCAACAGGTGTTGGTCAATTATCTTTTGCCGAAGTATCAGGTGGAACTTCTTGGCAGGCAGTAAAAACTTCTGCTACATTTACAGCTGTAGCAGGTGAAGGTTATTTTATTAATACTACAAGTAATGCAATAGAAATGGATTTACCTGCAGGTAATATTGGAGATGAAATTTCTTTTATAGATTATGCAGGAACTTTTGATACAAACAATTTAACGATCGATCCGAATGGAACAGAAAAAATTGCAGGATCTACGGCTAGTTTAACGGTTGGAACAGAAAGAGCAGGAAATACATTAGTGTACGTAGACAGTACTCAAGGTTGGCTCTTAAAGAATAATTAAGGAGATTAATGACTACTTATAAATCTATAGTAGGCCAAAAAATCTTAAAGGTTAGTTCAGATCCAACGAATCCTTTAGAAGGTCAAATTTGGTACAACTCATCAACTGGAATATTAAAAGGTGTTCCATTATTAGAAGCCTGGTCTAGTGGTACAGTTTTAACTACAAAAAGATATATTTCAGCAGGAACAGGAAGTGCAACAGCAGGATTAGTCTCTGGTGGTGATACAGGAGGAGATACTAAAACAGGTGCAACAGAAGAATATAATGGAAATGGTTGGTCAAATGGCGGAACCATGAATACTCCAAGAGCATATGTAGCAGGAGCAGGAACTCAAACCGCAAGTTTAGGTTTTAGTGGTTACACATATCCTCCACCTAACCCAGCAGGATCAAATGCATCAGAAGAATATGATGGATCTTCGTGGACCAGTGGTAATAATATGAATGTTGCTAGATTTAATTCAACAGGTTGTGGAACTCAATCTTCAGCTTTAGGATGGGCTGGAAGAAGTCCAGCACCTACTGAAAGAGATATTTGTGAAGAATATAATGGAGCCTCTTGGACAACAGGTGGAACTTTAAGTCAAACCAAAACAGGTACAGGTGGAGCTGGTAGTTCACAAGATGCAGCTTTATGTTTTGGTGGAGAAGGAAGTCCTGGTAATTTAAATCAAACAGAAGAATATAATGGAGCCTCTTGGACAACAAGTGGAAATTTAAATTTAGCTAGAAGAAATTTTTCAGGTTCTGGAATACAAACA